AAAATAACCCGCCAAACCACCGGCCAGAGCGCCCCAGCCACCATAGTCTCCCAACGAGTTGCCAATCTGCGCACCGGCCAGGGCACCGCCCAGCGCATTGGCGCCCTTGTTGGGTTCCGCCTGCTGGTAGGTGGCTGAGCCGACCCCGCCGTTGCCCATGACGCTGGACTGCGCGCCAAGCGTCTTGAACGGCCATTCACGCGCATCAAGGTATTGGTTGTAGGCGGCGGTACGTTCGCCCTGCTGCTGGCCCTGCAAGGCGTTTCCGGCCTGTTGCATGGCCTGCAAGTCGGTGTAGTCGGTAGCAGCCATCGTGGGAGCGAATTTTGTCGCGTCCTGTTGCCGGTTCAGCGCGTCATTGTTCAGGTTTGAGCGGTTCTGGTAATCGGCAAACTGCATGTTTGATGCGGTGCGGCCCATCTCCTGCGCAAGGTTTCTTTGCTGTTCGCCCTGGATTTGTTGCAGACCGCTGTTGCCAAAGGAGCCGCTCTGGACCATGGATGACTCGGTATTTGGCTTGACCGCAAGGTTGTAGTTGCGCGCCTGGTCTGACAGGGCGCTGTCTATCGACTGTTGCAGGTAAGGGTTGCTTTGTTGCAGGAAGGGGTTGGAGCTGAATTCACCGCCGTTGATGGTGTTTTGCAATTGGCCTTGCGCGGCACTTGTCACGCTGGAGCCCTGCATCCCCCGGTTAAAGGTGTTTTGCCAGGCGTTTTGCTGCCACGGATTGGCGCCCACCTGGGTCGATTGGCCGAATCCTGTGTAGCCAAGATTGCCAATGTTTTGCGCCTTCCCCGAGAGGTCGGTCATAAATGCGGTGTTGTCAAAAGCCATGATTTTTCCTTGGTTGCCGGAAACTATTCAGTTCCCCGTTAATTCTCTTGCCTGCACCCAGGTGCCGGGTGTACCGCTTGCCACGCAACGCCAGCCTGCAATCGTGTATTTGCTTGCCGCTGCACCCAGTTCAACCGGCGCGCGGTTTGCCACAAAATCGCCCTGGGTCCATGTCCCGGTCGTTGGCGCTGCCGTTCCTGACTGGTAATAGGCGGCAATTCTGCCCTCTGAAAGCGCGTTGACCTGATTGGCGATCTCCCGGTACCAGCGCGCGGTATCAATATCGACATTGGCGCGGCTTGAGGTGTTGAGCTTCATCGCTTGCCCTGGGCCTTGATTTTTGCCGCGATGCCGAGTACCCGGGTGGTTCCGGTGAAGCTGAATTTGGCCCGGTGCCAGCGCGCCGATTGCAGCACGTCAAACTTGCCATCGCTGACCGTACCGGAGGCGCGAGTGCTCAGGCTGTCGCCGCTTTCCATTTTGCTGAAGGTCTGCACACTGGCTGATGCCGGTTTGAAGTCTGGAGAAAACCTTATCCTGATACCTTGCAGCAGAGACACCGTGTCATCGTCTCCAAGGTCACCGGTAGTAAAGCCCGAGGGCATACCCGGTCCTGTCAGCAATTGAATCTGGTGCGCTGTGTTGAAGATGCCCAAGGTCATTGATCCGCCATTCCAGAAGGCTGAATCAAACGAAATTCCAGCCAGTGAATCTATTGTCGGGAAGGGTGTGGCCATGCCGTGAATCGATTGGCTGGGCGTTGTGTAGTTCAATACCGATTCAATCGGAAGCGCAACCGCGCCCCATTGCTTGGTTTTGATGTTGTACACCAGCGCATTGCTTAGCGTGGTGCTGCCGATGGCGACGTAAAACACCCACACCATGTCATTGGCGCGGTCGTAAATGGCCTGTGTTTTGTACAGGTAATTTGGCTCTGAATTGGCGTAAAACCAGCGCCTGACCTGACCGCCGCCAATGGCAACCGGGCGGGAACCATCAAACAGCCAGAAATTGCCACGCCCAACGATGAAATGAACGCCGCCAATATCACACCATGCATTGATTCCGACGCATCCGGCCTCGTCGCCTATCACCTGTAGCCAGTCCCAGGCCGCCGGTGCGCCGACAAACTGGCCCAGATAAATGGCTTTTTCCTTGTAGGCAACGGCATACTCGCCAAGTCTTCCCCCGGCTGTTAACTCGCCCGGTGTTGACACCAGTTCGCCGGTTGTCGCCAGGGTGGAGACCGATGGCGTCCAGTCGGCGTCGTTGTAGCTGGCGCTGCACCACCATCTATCAGGGCTGACGCCATAAGTCGCATCGCTGGTATTGAGTGCCATCATGAAGGCACCCACGCTGAAAATGATTTTGGCTTTTAATGCGTAGGCGATGGGAGCAAACACGCCTCCTGTTGAGCGCTGTATCACATCGGCGTTATTCGATGCCAGGGTGCTGTTGCCGAACTGCGCAAAAACCCAGCGCGAGTCAACTCCGCCGGTATAAACGCCGGTCGGGGCGCCGGCCGAGACATCTGACCATGCCTCTGCAATCATCTCATAGAGTTTTGTCTGGGTTCCTGCAAACAGGCGCTTGACACCATCAAGCTTCGTGATTGCACTGGCCCCGTTGCAGGATGCCGCCAGCGCTGGAATACCAGCAGGAATCACGCCGCTGCTGGCTGACTGCATCCCAAGCTCATGCGGGATCATGTTTTCGCACGCGGTCATCACCCCGGCAGCGGTTGCGTCGGCGTCCGGCGTGAACCCAAGTAATGCCTGCATGTTAGCGCCTTGGCTTTATCTGCAAGCTGCCTGAACTGGGTTGCCACTTTCGCTCAGCCAATCGCCTGACCGAATCAATCAGCCCGCTAACCATACCGCCCAGCGCCGCGGCTTCCGTTTCATCTCGCAAGTACTTGGCACCCTCAAGCGCGCTGGCGTAGAGGTACAGGTCTTTGGCATTGTCCAGCAGCCAGTTGGTTGTAACGCTGTCAGACAGGGGAGCAATCAGCGGCGTGTAATAGAGTTTCACGGTAGTTGTGCTGCCTGCTCCGTAAACCCGAATCTGTCCATTTTCAAAGCCATAATTTCCAATATGGCCGTCCGACCTTCTTTCAACCGGAGAAATATAATCCAGCGTTTTTTCAATTGAGCCCACGGTCGTTGTCAAGCGGACAATGGAACCAAAGTCTGCCGGCAAAGTCAGATATTCGCCAACAGTCGCCAGAGTAACAGCGGTCTGAATGTCCTTGATGTTGATCTCGCGAAACATCGAGGTTTCGGCAAGCGCAATGAATGACGGGATTTTTGCCGTCAGGTCAGTGCGTTGCAGATAGTCCGCAATGTCGGCTTGCAGCATTGTGTAATTCACTTCAGGAACCTTTCAAAGGTGACAAACTTTGGATTTGCCCGCAGCCAGTTGAGAAGGAACACCTGACGCTCGGTTGCGCCCTGAATCTTCATGGCCTCGCCATAGACCGCCATCGGCACGGAGCCGACCTTGCGGCCCTCGCCCCAGCCCATCCCGGCAGTCATGGCGCGCTCCGCGTGAGCCGCCTCAAGAAGGGGCTCGGCGTCATAGGTGAGTTTGGTCACTGCCTGGTCGCCCTCGAACGTCACCTGCTTTTGTATGCCGTAGGCGTTGACGCCCTCATCGACGGTGAATGATTCCATGTGTGGCTCCAGCGTTTCACAACGTTAAGAATTTGGATAATAAAAAAGCGCCACAAGGCGCTACTAGCAACTAAAATAACGAAGCCCCGTAGTGCTATCAACACTACGGGGCCTCTGACCAAACCATTGTTTTAAAGGAACAACAGCATGGCTACTAATAATCTTACAGCAGAACAAGCCCGCCACTTTTTCAAATATGACCCTGAAACCGGCATATTTACATGGGCAGTAAGCCGCCAAGGTGTCGTACTAGGGGCCGTTGCTGGGTTCACCGATAAGGACGGTTATCGTTTCATTTGCATTTCAAGGCGACACTATCCAGCCCATCGAATTGCGTGGCTTCACTATTATGGCGAGTGGCCTAAACAAGTAATAGACCACATCAATGGAGTAAAAACCGATAACCGGATATTCAATCTGCGCGACGTGCCTAATAGCGTAAATCTTCAAAATCAACGTGTTGCAAGATCAAGAAACAAGGCATCAGGACTGCTTGGCGTCTTTAAAAGCAACAGTCGCTGGCGCTCAAGAGTTCAAATCGGCGACATAAGACACAACCTAGGTAGCTTTGCCACGGCAGAAGAAGCACATGCCGCATATATCACCGCAAAACGATTAATACATCCTGGCTGCACTATATAGGGGCCAATCCGAAGACTGGCCCCCATCGGCCCGGGTGGGCTGCACACCACATTAAGGCGTGAGGTCGGCAATCTTGCCTTGCGCCGTCGAGGCGCGCACGGTCAGCGCGCAGTCAGCCGTCACCAGCACGCGATCACTGTCGCCGGTCTTGGCCAGGTCGCTGGACTTGAAGCCGTCCAGGAAAGCCATGTCGATGTATTCGCTGTTGAGCAAAAACACGTTGGTGGCGCCCGACATCAGGTAGTGCGGGACAATCGAGATGGCGCCGAAGTCGCTGACATACACGTCAGCCGCGCCAACCACCGAGCCTTGCTGCTTGCCCTTGGGCATGTCAACACGGTTCACGGCAATACCGCCAAACGCGCTGAACAATGCCTTGTGGCTGGGCGACATGACCGCCTGCTCTACAAACGCGCCGCTGGCCGAATAGATCGACTGGCAAACCGTTTTGAGCAGCGCCTCGGTAAAGGCCCTGGGCGTTCCGGCGCTTGCGGCAACCGTCGGCGCGCCGGAGGTCCATGCCGCTGTTGAACCGGTCGCACCGTGCGAGGTGTTGGTGTACAACTGCACACCCAGCCCTGCGGACTTGCCGGCCACCGAAGTGGTGGAAGCGACCGCCGGGTTGCCGGAGACCACCATGGCTTCAATGTCGCGCTTGAGTTCCAGCATGGCCTTGGCTTTGACATAGGCCAGTTCTGAGCCGCGACCGGCTTTTTTCACGATGTTGGCACGCCGCGAAACGCCGGGCTTTTTGCTGAAAATCTGCAAGTGGTTGCCGACGCGGTCGGTAGCCACCTGTGCATCCAGCGTGACATCATCGCCGTCGATCATGGCGTTGTTGGCATTGGCCGCGCCCAGGGCGTCGCGTTGCCATTCGTGGAATACACTGCTTGCGGTGACACGGCCAAAAGAGGACGTGAGCGGGGTTTCGGTGGGGCTGGTGTTGAAGATTTTTTCAATCAGGTCTTCACGAGCGCCATTCAGCGAATCACGCTGATAGAGATTGGTTGGGACTGTCATTTTTGGATCCTTAAGTTAACGTAATAGTTGAGCTAAATCGTCGAGCTTGGCGCGACCGTTTCTGAAGCGGTCGTTAAGCGCCTTGTCGCGACGTTCTTGTGCCGGGTTTGACTGTCTGCTTGGAATCTTTGGAGCATCAATAATGTGTTTGGTCACTGCTGGCTTTTGCGCCTTGAGCGCTTGATAAGCCGTTGCATCCCGCAACACCTTGACGAGCCGATGGTCGTAAACGCTGCTCAGCTCCTCAGCCGAGTAGCCGTAGTTTTTGGTGACGCTGTCATAAATCTTGGCAAGCGCCTGCTTGTCAATCTTTTCCTTGGCAAGCTCGGCCCAGGTCGCCTGGTACTGCTGTTGCAATGACTGCTGCTGAACCTGCGATTGCTCTTGCAAAGCGCGCTGTTTTTCACCGTTGATCTGTTGATCAAGGTTGTTGATAAACGCGCCTATGGTTTGCTGTCGCTGTTGTTCTGCCACCCAGGTTGCCGGGTCTGTGCTGGCGAGTTGCGCCATTTCAGACTCTGATCGGATTCCCGCCATCTGTACCACCGCCGCCCGTGCAAGTTCGGCCTGTGATAGATAGTGATTCCTGAATTCGTCGTGTTTGGTTTTGACGAACGCCACCGCCTGACTCTCACGCTCGGCGAGCGCCTGGGTCTTTTTGGTGTAGTCCTTCTGGCGTAAAAAGGCCGCCGGGAGCTCGTCTTGCGACAACTCAACCGTTTCCTCAGTGCCATCGTCGCCCTTGACTTTGAAGGCAACTTTTACAGCGGGTGCAGGTTCTTCTTCTTCGTCGCCTTGCGGCTCGTCAGATTCTTCCTGTTCGCTGGGTTCAGCCTCTTCCGTGTCGTCTTCGCCGGGATTGGCGTTGTCGGTGGATTCGTCTGTAGTTTGGTCTTCGTCTTCCTTTTTTTCGGATTCCTTTACGGGAGTGTCCAGGAACGAAGCGAGATCAATCAAGCCGCCTTGTTCGGGTGCAGATTCTGCTTGTCCGTCCATTTTGGTTTCTTTCAAAAACCCCCTCCATTGCACCAAGAGGGCCTGCGGCGCATCGCTGCGTTCGCTAAAAAGCTAGGTGCCTAGCCGGTAACTGGTAGTTTTATTCCGGGGAGTTCGCCGCGCGCTTGCATGGCGATCAACTTGTCGCGAATCTCGATTTCAAAGGCCCTTGCGCCTAGCCACCACGCCTTGTCCGGGCTGGTTTCTTCTTTTTCGTCTCTATCCCAGACGAGGGGCGAAACGAGGTGGATGTACTTTTTTGCAAGGTTTTTGTTTCTTGCCATGTCGGCATCGAATTCACAGGCAGCCCGCATGCACACATCAAAGTAGATTCGGCCCAATGACATCAGGCGATTTTCCTGAGCAGACCGCGCACTTTTGACTCGTCACGAAGGTTGTCAAGGTCAATCCTGTGCTTGGCAAGCTTGCCGTTTTCCACCATGCCGACCAAAATTGCCTCGAACTTGTCGGACAGCTTGGCAAGCTGCAACAGCAGCATCTGGCCTTCGCGGTCGCGTACCGGGCACTCTTTCCACTGCCACACAACCGCCTCTTTGAGCTGTGTCATGGCCTGCTTGAAGGCTTCGTTGTCCAGCACCTGAGTGGCATCAATGCCAAGTTGCAGCGTTTTTTGTTCTTTCGACATTTATTTCCCGTTCATAGCAACAATGCAATCAGGTCTTCTTCTTCTTGCAATTCAAGCTGAATCTGGATGATTCGCTCAAACTCGGCGTTCCAGACCGGCTGACTCAACTCTTCCAGCATCAACCCGCGATAACGCGTTTTATGCTGTTCATAGTTTTCAACCGTCTCGGCAAGCGCAGCCACTTTTGCGGCAGCCTGAATGACCTTTTTCTTGATGACACTCCGCGTCCTATGGCCTGGCCGCTTTGCGGTGTAGCCTTCGTACGAGATTCCAAACCGGGTAGATATTTGCTCGGCAGAAAAGAAAGCAGCCGTGTCGCTTCCGGTTTCAACTGCTGCAAGCGCTCCCTGTACCTGTGCCGAGGCGCTGAATGCCGCTGTATCTACAGCCGATTCAGTAGCTGCAATCGACCCCTGTGACAGCAATGTGCCGGTAAACGCCGCCGCGTCTGTGCCAGATTCAGTGGCCGCAAGGGTTCCGGTTCCAGTCTCAATTGCGCTGCCGGTAAATGCCGCTGTGTCTGATCCTGTTTCGGTCGATGCAAGCGTGCCTTGCGCCAATGCTGTGCCAGCGAACGCCGCTGTATCACTTGCCGCCTCGGTCGCTGCAATCGCACCCTGAGCGAGTAGCGAGCCGCTGAATGCGCCGGTATCGGTGCCGCTTTCAGTTGCTGCCAGTGTGCCTGTTGCCCCACCGCCCGCCGCAACCGTCCCGATCAACAAACTCCTTGAAACAAGCCTGAATAGCTGCCAGGGGTTGGCAAGCAGAGGCCCCAAGCTCTGACCGGCAGCGATGGCGATCAGGTTGAACTCGGCAATCAGGTTGCCCTGTCCGCTCTGGCCGTTGCACAGCCGTGTGATCAATCCGCCAAAGTTGTAGTTTGTTCTGGCGCCTGTCGTCTCAACGCCGTTCAGCACGATACGATAGCCGTCTGGACTGATCTCTGCCAGTATGACGGCTGGTTGCCCACTGGCAATCGAATTGCTTGAGGTCAGAAGGGCCGTACTAGAGTAGCCGATAACCACAAAGCCGGTGCTTGTGATGGAGATATACGCGCTGCCAGAGCTCAGAAAAAGGGCTGAGCCAACCGTATTGCCGGCAGAACTTACCCACTTGTCAAGCACAAAAAGGTGCGACAACAGCGGACCAGAGGCAATTCCTGACGCAGGGATGGTCGGCCCATTGGCAACAGCCACACCGTAGGGAGTGAAGTTGCCGCCGTTGGCCGATCTTGTCGCAATACCGGTACGCCCGGTTTTAAGCGTTACGCCCGTTTCGAGAGTGTACTGAGGCCCGGCAATCGGGCTATAGGTCGGCGTCGCACCGTTAAATGCCAGCAGCACTCCATTGGTAAACGGATTGCTCCAGTCAATCTCGGCTCTGCCCTGCGGCTGGCTTAGGCGTGTTCCGCGCAGCAGCATGGCTTACACCGTGGTGAAGTTTGTGATCTCGCTAAGGAATGCCTCGCACACCACGGCCTGGCCGGTGTTGCCTGTTACCTCAACCTCAAGGTGCATCACTCCAGCGTCAACCGCGATGCTCTGCTCGGTAATGGCATTTGCAGTCACGCCACCGCCAAAGCTCCAGAGGGTTTTCCAATCAGTGCCTGCACTGCCAGCCGTCGGCGTTGCGCCGGCGTTATGCGCCACCAGCACATTGGCCGTCGCCTGCACCGTCGGCCCGGTCGCTCCGTTGGTAAGTTTGATTGTGAGTAGCCCGCCATGGGTCGTGCGCAGGTCAAGCGTGCCGCGTGTGGTCGCCGCTGCGGCGTTGCTGGTGGCCGCTGCGATGAGGGTTCGTGCGGTTTTTACGGGGGTGGTGGTGCTCATGGGGGTCCTTAAATCAGTGAGGTGCCGTCATCGGCCCAGATCGCCAGGCGCACCGCCATCGGATCAACCGGATCAGGCACTTGAGCGGTCGCCATCAAGGCAGCACCGGCAGGTCCGGGAATCAGCGAGGCGGCCATGCCCTGAAAGCCGGCGGATCCAAAATCAAGATCGCCCCGGTTGAGCAGCGTAAAGGCCCACTTGACAATCGAGTTGGTGGCAGACAGCGCTTGCAGGTTGTCCAGTAGCGCAGCGCCATCGACCGGCCCGAGTGTGTCGAGCACCAGACCAATACCGCCCAGCCTGGGTTGCAGCCGGGTGCGGCCTGCGCTCAGCGCGGCGGCGATAGCCACCTCATCTTTGGTCGCCAGCAAAGCGGCTGGCAGCGCCTGGATTTGTGCGAGTAAGGTCATATCAACCCTTACGCGTGGGTGAGCGTGCCGGAATTGATCGTGATCGCCTGCGACAGGGTGAACACGTTGTTGTCCAGCACAATATCGGTGCCCGTGGTGCCGACCGTCAGCGCATTGGTCACCACATCGACGTCGGCTGAGGTCGTGATGCTGGCCTTGGTTGCCGTGCCTGCCGCGCTGGCCGTGGTGTTGAGTATGCCCGCCGTTGCGCCATTGGCATCCGAGAACGTCAGGACGGACCCGGAAACTGTTCCTGCCGTGGCCGCAAGGGTGAAAGTGGCCAGCAGCGTGGTGCCGTCAGCGGCCCACAGCTTGAGCTTGCCGGATGCGCCGATGGCGGTCACGATGGCCGTCATGCGGGCGGTTTTGGTTGCTGCTGCGTAAACGATGCTCATGATGTTTTCCTTGGGTTAATAGCCCTGTACGCGCCCACCGGCGTCTCTGTTAATCGGCTTTACCATCCCGCCTATATCGACCCCTACAGCCTTGCCGTCCGGGCCTCTGACGATCTTTCTGGGTGCCTGCAACTGTGCGTGCATGGCGTCCATTTTTCCGCTCATGGCCTGCAACATGGCGGCCATGTCAAACCCTCTGGTTGTTGCGCCATTGGGTCACCCAGCGTCGAGGAGACCTCAAGACCGGCTGCGTTCTGCGCACCCAATGAAATGCTGTCGAGCGTGTTCAGCGCCTTGATCTTTGCAACTTCAATTATCTGTTGCGGCCTTGAGTTCTGCAATCATGCGGGCTGAATCCAGCCTGATCTGCTCCAACTGCATTGAGTGCATCTGGTCTGAGTTGTATTTTTCCTGCGCAATCTGCGCGTCCAGCTTGGCTTTTTCAGCTTCAAGCAGTTGCGTGTTCATGGTGTCTCTGGCCTGCATCTCCTGCTTGTTTTGCTCTAGCTGAATATCACGCTGTATTTCACGCTGTTGCAATTGATCGGCCAGTTGTGCCTTGAGCTGTTCCGTCTGTTGAGCGCCTTGCAGCTTCATCTGCTCGATCTGCAACGGCAGCGGCACTTGCGGTTGTTGCGGAGGCGCTTTGTCCGGGTCCTGAATGAAGTTCTGAATGTCCTTGAAACCGGCGTTTTCTACCAGCTTGGCCTGGGCGTTGTAGATATGCTTGGGTGTTGCCAGACCCAGTGCGAGCCCCGATTGCTGCATCTGCAAAATCATCATCAACTGCTGGGCCTTTTGCTGTGTGTCTCCGGTTCCCAGACCGACGTTGACCGTCATGTCGTACTGGTCGCGCCATTCGTTCGGGTCATACTCGATAAACTCGTCACGCAGCCGGAACGCCAGCTTTTCCATGCCGCCTTCGGTCAACAGTTTCAAAATCCCACGGAAAATGGGCTTGAGCAGCGTCTCGGCGGCGATGCGTGCGATCAATTCAATGCGTTGCGCTGCGGCGCTGGCGTCGATCTGCCGACCGGTGGCGGTGTTGTTGAGTGAGTCCGGGTTCAACCCCTGGCTGGTGCGACTGACGCCGGTCCGGGTCTCGCGCATCTGCTCCACATATTCGAGCATCGGCATGGATGCGCCAGCGCTGAAGGGCGTTACCTGCTCGGTGACTGCATTGGCGTCGCGCTGCCTGATAATGCCGCCGGCACGGCTGTCAAGCAGGTCATCAATGTTGGCAAGCGGGCTCCAATTGGCATCCGTCAGCACCTTGGTGCGCGGATTGTTTGTCAGGTACAGGTTGTTCAGGGTCTGCCGCAACAATTCGGTGTGCAGCTTTTGCAGGTCTGACACCACATCGGACATGCTCATGCCGTCCCAGCGATGCGTGTTCAATATTGGGCTGAATGTAGCAATCGGGACGTGGCTGCAAACCTCGGTCTTGAGGATTTTGTCCCGCAGCCGATAAACGCAAATCCGCTCTGCAATGCCATCGCCATCGACATCGGCCAGAATGTACTCCAGCCGCAGCCAGCCCTCGGCCATAGAGTCGTCGTCAGTTTGCTCATCGTAGCGATGTTCACTAAATAGCGCGTCGGCCTGATTGACTTTACTAAGTCGAAACGATGCGTCGGCGCTGTAGTCAGACTGGTCGCTGGCGCGCAGCTCCATGGCCGTGACGTCTTTAAAGCCCATCAGCTTGACATCGCTCAGGCTGACCAGCATCATGCGGGCCACATACGGGCACTCGTCAAGCAGCGGACTTGTCCAGTCGCGAGCTACCAGTAAATCTTCAGGAGCAAAGGATTCGACCTTGATGACGGTTTTTTTCTCTGTCATCTTGATCCTGCCGTTGTAGCCCATC